GAACAACCAATCTTCTTTACTTGGGGAGACATTTTCAGACCCATTTGTATACCACGAGCAAAACCAGCAGATAACTGTTGTGGTTTCTTGTTGCCAGTGAATACTTTTAATAGGTTCTCATATTCAAAATCTAGGTGAAGCAAATCAGCAACTTGTGGGTTATTGTTTATTTCAACTAAGACGTATGCATCATTGTAATATCTTGCTGCATTGTATATATAGGTAGGCAATAATAGTGGTGAAATCAATGGGTTATTGAAACATGCCACCTGTCTATATGGTGTGTCAGACATACTCCATACAGAGAATGCTGATGAGTCCATATTCTTGCCTTCAGAAACATCCACTGTAATACAATAAAGATGATCTTTCTTTATCTCGTCCCCATCCTCCCTGATAGGTTGTTCAAATATACGTAACCCATCATGTTCTGATATTGGATCACGATATGACATTTCTTGTAGTTTCAAACCAGAAACTAGTGTGTTGGAACTACCAAGGAAGTGAGTATTATGTGAAACAACACCGGCCGAATAATATGTTGAATGTTTTTTTACACCTACGGGGTCAAATACTTCAAAATTTCCAAACTCAGAAATAATACTTTTTATTTTTTTATTTGTTAAACTATTATTAGTAGTTATTTCTTCTGCTTTTTTAAAACCAATGTCGGTTAAAAAAACGTGTTTGCCTGAACATTTTATAAATGTATCATCGTCAAATGTAAATGTATATAAAGAATCTACTATTTTTTTCTGTACACCCTCAAAAGATTCAAATCCACTTGGGGTTTTTATTAGATATCTACTTTTATTTTTTTTAAATAACATATTTTTTTATCAAATAAAAGATATAGGTCTCTGATACATCATATAACTTACCATAATGATGTGAAAATGCTCTCTCATATGTGAATAATTTACCATTCTTCTGTAATTTCCCCAATCTAGTATCAAAGATATCAACCTTGTCCTTATAATCTTTTATGATATTTCTTATATCAGAATCATTTATTTTTCTGTTAGGTCTATTTTTGGAAGACAACCCCATTTTTTTACGACTTTCTTCGGATAAATTCAGTTTATACCCAGATTTCCCTTTATTCCACGGAATTGTTCCTTTTTTTACTCCACCTATACCTGGTCTCTTTACACCAGTTTGTATTTTGGATAAATAATCTGGTGGTAGATTCATTCTTTTTGCTATCATAACACAAGCACCATAGTCACCATTATTATAATGTATATTATAATGTTCTTGTATAGAAATACACATTAAATTGTTAATATCATTGTTATTGTGATTACCATCAATGTGGTGTATTTCGTATGTTCTACCATTTTCATCTATTGGTATATTTCCATATGTTTCGACCCAATATTTTCTATATTTTTTATTTGACATTAGATTAACCTAAGAATATAACATTATTTATAATCCAAAAAACTTAGTGTCAAACTAAAAAGTCATAAAAATCAACTATTCTAATATTGTGATATTGTTTTGTTTTCTTATCATATATGTCAATTTTTGTATCACCATCTATACATTCAAATTCCTGTTGAAACTGTCTTTCAGATGTATTCCTGATAGTTTCTTCTTTCCATGCATCATCTCTTCCTGGTACCATTGACCAGTGGATTTCAAATGGAATATAGTTGTTTCTTTTCTCAATAGAATCTTGCCATAACTTATAGAACAGATTCATACCATTAGGAGTAGAAACGATAATAATCTTGGTCTTTTTACCTGATGATATTACAGGGTATACAGCGGTAAAGAATTCGTTTGCAATATTGTTTGGAACGAAAGCAAACTCATCAAGGAACACTAGGTTGAATGAACCACCACGAATAGCAGACGAGGAAGTAGAAGATGCAATGATCTTTGATTTGTTTTCTAGTTCAACAGTACCTTTATTCCAAGTTACCACACCCTGTTGCAACCAATCGGGTAAGTTTTCATATGCAAGTTGATACTTTGATAAAATGTCTCTTGCATTCTGTCCTTTGTTTGCAAGGATTGCAATGTTCTGTTGGTCTGTGAATAATGTCAACCATAACATATATGCAACAGTGGTGGTAGTTTTACCAACCTGACGAGGACATTTAGTGATAACAAAACGATTGTCTTTAAAGATACGTAACATATCCTTCTGGAATTCCCACATTTTAAACTTCACTAGACCTTCATCCACGTTAATGATATGAATGTAGTTCATTGCAAAGTAAACAGGATCACGAGCACATTTTGCGTACTCTTCTAACTGGTGTTGGGTGTATGAAGATTTTGCTCCTGCTTTTTTAAGGAGGGGATTATCTCTATATGAATCTTCAGCTCTTAACGCCATCTGTTTCACCTTTTAATAACTTATTCAATTCTGCTGGTGTTCCAACAAATACCGCTTTATCAATATTGGTAACACCACCCTTCTTTTCGTTTGGGTCCATGTTACGCATTTGCTTTTGAACTGCTAGTAGTTCTTTATTAGCATCTACTACATTCTTTAATAAAGAACCATACACTTCAAAAGCACGTGGATGTTGGCCTTCCTTGGCAATTTGCAGGATTTCCTCCATGGCCTCCTTTCCTTGATCTATGATATCTTGGAGATTATCTCTCGTTTGTTCGTAGGCATCATTTAGATCCTGAGTCAAGTCGGGACCAGATACGGGGGGTAATGTTTTTTGTACTACTGGTAGATCTTTTGGAGTTTCAACGAATGGTGCCACATCAAAGATTTCTTCCATACTTTTATCAAATTTTGACATACTATTTCCTTATTACAAAGTCCTCTATAATGATCCAAACGGATTAGATGTTGAATTGTCTATAATTGGAACAGATTCATCATTAATTAATTGGTTGTCATAAACTTCATTTTTGATAGTAACATTAAGTGGATCAAATGTTATCAAATTATAATGAGCATTACTCGTTAGTCCGATGATTGTTTGGTTATCTACAAATTCACCGGATATATTTGAAACTGATAATGTATTTGCTAGTGGTAACCAAGATTGGACTGTAGCAATAGTTGTGGCATTAGCATATGTATTATCTAATGATTGATATACCAATTCTTGCATACTATAATCACCAGTTCCTGTAATTGCATCAACATCCAAATTTATTGTATAAGCATTGTTAGTAACAACATCATCAATATCGGGAATACCAGTATCAATAACTTCTTGTGAGTATTTAAATTTCTCCATTTCTAATTCATAGAAATATGGTACTTTTCTACCCAACATAAAGAAGTCTTTATTTTTGTTGGTAAATTTGATTTCATATAATTCACCAGTACCATTCAAGAACGGTACATAAATCAAATCGCCTTCTCTTGGTCTGGTGTATGTATTCTGTGGGACTCTTTGAGAGAAAGTTCTTTTTGATAGAATAACGGATATCTGATTTTTGATTTCCAATCCAAACTTACTGAAAAACTCTTTCTCTCCACCATAGTCCATGATGTTGCTTGGATAAATTTCAAGTGGGAACGCTGTGGTAAATTTCTTTAATGGATCTTCACCATAGAGCAAATCCCTTGCCTGATCATTATCATTGGGCAAGTAATATACATCTGTGCCCATTATCTTTATGGACTCTACTATTAGATCTTCTACAAGACGTTGTTCTTGTATTGACCCGTAGTTATTGAAGTAATGGTTGGTACTAATTTGACACCCCCATTTCCTTTCTTTCTTTCCACCAAAGTTTCATTCTTTCTTTATGCAATCTTTGTCTTTCTGGATTATTTTTATAATTTTCTGAACTTACTTTTCCAGCAATAGATGCTAATTTTTTAGTGTCGTTATTATTTTTTCTAGATTCACTCATTTTCTTTTTAGAATCTTCTGAATGTTGTTTCCCCAACATAGGTTTTTGGTGTTTATGATTAATACTCATTTTTAATTTTGTTTCATCATTGTGAGTTTTCCCCAACATTACTGCTTGTCCACCTAATGTTTGGTTGTAACCAAAACAATCTTCAAATCCGACAAAAGTTCTATATTCATTTATAAAATAATTTTCCATTTCATTTAAACAATAATCTTTATCGCAAGAAGAGAATAATTCTATTATAATAAAATTATTATCACCATATTTTCTTATTGCTTTATGTAAAAGATGATTATATCCATTAGAATTTTTGTTGTGAGATTCATATAGATGTTCTTTAAATCTTTCTTCTATTTTCTTCCTAGTAAAACCAATATATGATTTGTTATTAATTTTATTGGTTATTCTATAAATTGTGTATTTCATATTTTAATTTAAGAAAAATTCCAAAACACCACCATGTTGTGACTCCATCTCATCTTCAAGTCTCAGTTTTTCCTGATTTGCTTCATCATAAATTTTATCACCATTGAGCGTAACACCACCTGGTAGTTGAATATTATTGAACTTCTTTAAGTTAGCACCCCATGCCATTTTAATAAGTACTGTGGCATATTCCTTTAACCATCTATCATTATACACCCAAGGATATGCATCAGGATTCAAAGTAGCATAACATTCAGCAACAACAATTGTTCCAGCTGGTGCTTCTTGAGAACCCCATGCCCAATCAATATAGAGTTTTTTCATATGT